ATGCGCACCCTCCTCGCCAATGTCCTCACGCGCCTGGCCCAGTGGCTGCGGCCCAAGTCCGTGCCGTTCGCGCTCACCGGGCCGCAGTGGAACGGCACGCGCTTCGTCGACGCGTTCAAGCGCAACCGCAACCCGACGCCCAATGAAATCATGGCGGAGCTCAAGAACACCGCCTGGACCTGCGCCAGCATCAACGCGGCCGTCTGTGCCAGCTTTCCGCCGCGCCTCTTCGTGAAGACGCGGCGCGGCCAAGCGGCTCCAAAGTGTCTGACCAAATCTCTGTCCGCTGCAGAGGAACGCCGGCTGCGCGCGACACCCCATTTGGCAATGCACACGCGGGGCGTCGATCAGATCCAGCAGGTCACCGACCACCCGCTGCTGACGCTTCTGCAGCAGGTCAACCCGGTCCACAACGCGTTCGACCTGTGGGAGCTGACGACGCTCTACCAGGAGGTCCACGGCTCGGCGTACTGGTATCTGGACATCGGGCCGCTGGGGACGCCGGCCGCCGTCTGGCTGCTGCCGGCACAGAACGTCACGCCGGTGCGCGGGCCCGACAGTGCGAACCTGGTCGACTACTACCTCTACCGCATCGGCCAGCGCGAGCAGCGGTTCGCGCCGGAGTGCATCATCGCCTTCCGCTATCCCGACCCGAAGGACCCCTACTCGAGCGGCCTGTCGCCGCTGCGGGCCTGCTACGAACAGGCAGCCCTGTCCAGCGACTTCGCGGCGTTCAAGAAGTCGAAGTTCGAGAACCACGCTATCCCGGACGCACTAATCTCACCGGACGAGGTTCTGGGCGAGGAGGAGCGCGACCGGCTGGAGACGCAGTGGAACCAGCGCTTTCGGCGCGGCGGCAGCGGCCAGGTGGTCGTCGCCGAGAGCGCGCTCAAGGTGCAGCTCCTGAACCAGTCGATGGGCGACCTGGCGGCGCTGGCCGACATGAAGGCGACCAAGGAGGACATCTGCGCCGCCTTCCACGTGCCGCTGTCGTTTCTGACCAGCGAGACCAACCTCGCCAACCTGCAGGCGGCGGAGCACCAGCACATGGCCAAGGCGATCACGCCGCGCCTGCGCCGCCGCGACGAGAAGCTCAACGAGCAGTTCTTGCCGCTCTACGACCCGAGCAGCCGGCTGTTCCTGGCCAGCGAGGACCCGGTGCCGATCAACCGCGAGCTGACGGCCAAGGAGCAGGAGCTGAAGCTCAAGTACGGTGTCGAGACGATCAACGAGGTGCGCAGCGAAACAGGCCTGCCGCCGGTGCCGTGGGGCGACGCACCATGGCTGCCGCGACTGTGGGCCCAGGCGAACGACCCCAACCGCGACGCGCCGGTGCCGAGGGCGGAGGAGTGACTTGGCGAGCCTCCCGCGTGAGCGACGTAGAACGGAATTCATTCCGTTCGTCCTCATCCACGAACGGAATGAATTCCGTTCTACGTCGCTACGTCGGACGCTCGCTCAAAGAAAAACGCAAAACTGCTCTCCCCACAACGTACACGAGTCCGGTAGAGTCCCGACGGGCAATACAACCTTTTGCGATCCGAGATTACTCCCATGACACACCATCGTCACTACGGTCCCGCTGTCGGCCCGCTTGGGTTTCCACAGAGCGACCGTGCCGCCCGCGCCCTCGACGCCCTGCTCAAGACGTTGCCCAAGGCGCCGGAATACGACTACCGCCACGCCGTCGTCACCAAGGCGCCGACCGAGCTAAACCCCGGCGAGCGCTCGGACGTGTCGTGGATCTCGACCGAGAGCGTCGACCGCTGCAACGAGGTGGTCGTGGCCCGCGGCATGAACGACAGCCAGTTCGCGGCCAACCCGTTGGTGACGCTCGGCCACGCCTACTGGCTGCCGCCGGTGGGCAAGTCGCTGTGGCGGCGGCGCGTCAAGGACGGCGGCCACGTCGGCGTCAAGGCCAAGACCCAGTACCCGCCGCGGCCGGAGTCGTGGCCCGAAGGCGACGCCTGGCCGCCGGACAAGGTCTTCGCTCTCATCCAGGCCGGCCTGCTCCAGGGCAAGAGCATCGGCTTTCTGCCCACGAAGGTCCACGTGCCCGACGACGCCGAACGGCAGAAGAACAGTTGGGGCGACGTATCGCTGGTCATCGACGAATGGCTGCTCCTGGAGTACGCCTGCGTGTTCCTGCCGGCCAACCAGGACGCTCTGGTCGAGGCGGTGTCGAAGGGGATCGCCGACCTGCCGCCGGAGTTCCTGCGCGCCCTCGGCGTCGAGCTGCCGCCGGCGCCGGGCGTGGTGCCCTTCACTGCGCTGGAGGAGATAGAGCGGCACGTCGAACGCGCCGTGGAGGGCGTCGACTTCGAGGCGTTCACGCACCGGATCATTGCCGAGAGCATCGATCGCGCCGTGGGGCGCGTGTGAATCGGGCGAGCGGGGGACGTCAGTCCCCTGTTGGGTCCCAACAGGGGACTGACGTCCCCCGCTCGCCAAATCCGTCGGTAGCCGTCAGGGTCGCACTCGGGAGAGTCGGATTCCGAGCCGTCCGCCGTGCGCGCCTGGAGTCGGCGCCGTCGCCGTCCGTCAACCATCAACCATGAGGTCTACTACCATGTTTGTGCAACTGACCAAAGACTTTCTCGGCCGTCGGGCCGGCGAGCGCATCGACGTGTCGCCGGCGGACGCCCAGCAGCTTGTCGCAGCCGGCTCGGCCACCACCGTCGCCGACGACCCGATCGCCGGCGCGGTCGGCCGGGCTCTCGAAGGCGCACTCGGCCGACACGCCCAGGCGCTCGACGCGGCCGTCAACCAGGCGCTCAAGAGCATCGCCGACGCTCAGGGGCAGGCTCGCCGTCACGCCGTACCGGCGCTGTTCGGTCCCGGCGGCGACGGCGACCCGCGCCGCTGCTTCGGCGACTGATGCCTGGCCGTCGCGCGCGACGATCGCCCTTACCTCGAACGACACTACGGCTCGCGCTTCAACGAGTGGCGCACCAAGGCAGCACTCGGCGAGGCGTCGGGCGTCACCGGTGGCTATACGGTGCCGCCGGAGTTCTACCAGCAGCTCCTGGCCATCATGGCCGAAGAGACGGTCATCCGGCCGCGGGCGTTCGTCCTGCCGATGGCCGGGGCGACGCTGCAAATCCCCTTCCTCGACGTGACCACCGTGCAGTCGGCCGGGGTCAGCCCGTTCTTCGGCGGCGTGCAGATGTACTGGACCGCCGAGGCCCAGACGCGCACCGAGACCGAGCCGCAGTTCAAGCAGATGGAGCTGAAGGCCAACGAGCTGTCGGGCTACTCGGTGTCCAGCAACGTGCTCCTCCAGGACAGCGCCATCGGCCTGGAGAAGTTCCTGATGACGCTGTTCGCCAAGGCGATCGGCTGGTTCGAGGAGTACGCGTTCCTGCAGGGCAACGGGGCCGGTAAGCCGCAAGGGATGCTCGTGGCCAACGCGGCGGTGTCGGTCAACCGGCAGGGAGCCAACCAGGTGCAGTTCGCGGATGTGGCCGGCCTGTGGGCCAAGCTGCTGCCTGCGTCCTGGGGCAAGGCGGTGTGGCTGTTCTCTCCGTCGGTCGTGCCGCAGCTCCTGCAGCTCAAGGACGGTGCCAACCGGGCGATCTTCATCAGCATCGACCAGGGCATCACCAAGACGCCGACGTGGACGCTGCTCGGCCGCCCGGCGTTCGCCACAGAGAAGGTGCCGGCCCTGGGCACCAAGGGCGACCTCAGCCTGCTCGACCCGAGCTTCTACGTCGTCGGCGATCGCATGCAGGTCGAGGTGGCGGCCAGCGAGCACGTCAACTTCCTCAAGAACCAGATGACCTGGCGGGTGGTCGAGCGCGTCGACGGCCAGCCGTGGCTCGACAAGCCGGTTACGCTGCAAGACGGGGCGACGCAGGTGTCGCCGTTCGTGGTGTTGAACTGACCCCAAACCGTTTAGCCGCGAGCTTCTGCGAGCGCTGTGTGCAGCGCTCGCAGAAGCTCGCGGCTAAACGAAGGAGATTCCAACGATGTACACCGAACAGCTTTCGCAAGCCCTCAGCATCGCCGGCACAGAGATCGATCCGGTCAGCCAGGCGGCGGGGACCGTGACGACCGGGGCCGTTGACATGTCGAAGTTCCATCGCATCCTGTGCGTGCTCATGGTCGGCAACGTCGGCGGAGCCGGCACCGTGGACGCCAAGCTGCAACAGTCCGCGACCGGCGCCGGCGGCTGGACCGACGTGGCCGGCAGCAACATCACCACGGTCACGGTCAGCAACAAGGTCGTGACGCTGGAGATCCGCTACGACCAGCTGGCGGCGGGACAACGTTACGTCCGGCTGTCGATCACGGTCGGCGTCAATGCGGTGCTGATCGCGGCCCTGGCGATCGGTGGCGAAGCGGTCGAGAAACCCGCCAGTGCCAACGACGTCGCCGCGGTCGCGCAGCGGTTGGTGATGTAACCCAAATCCGGCTCGCCGGGGGCAACGCCCGACCCCCCGGCAAGCCGGGGGCTATGTGAGGAGGCTGTCGTGACGTCGCTACCCGCCGCCGAGCTTCGCCAGAACCTTGCGACCTGGGCCGTACCGTTGGCCCGGATACCCGCAGGCGCGGCCGTGCTGCTCGATGCGCTACCGCTGGAGCCGTTCGACCCACACTTCCGCGGCCAGCGCCTCGACACCACGTATTTCGATACGCGCCGCTTCGCCCTGCGCAAGGCGCGGCAACGGGGCAAACGCTACCTCACGCTGCGCCTGCGACGCTACCGGCCCGAAGGCGCCACGCCGACCTTTGCCGTGTCGGCCAAGACGGAAGACGCGAAGGTTCGCCGCGAGATCGATGCCGCCACGGCGGCGCGCTGGTTGAGTGGTGCCACCACGGAGGATGCGGCGCAGTTGCTTCCGGCAGACCTGTTCGCGCGCCTTCTCGACCTGGCCGGCGAGGAGCCGCTGCTCCCCGTCGCCTGCGTCCGCGCCTGCCGTTATGCGGTCGAGGACGACGAGGCCCGCCTCACCCTCGACGTCGACGTCGGCACCGACGCCGGCAAACGCCTGCCCCACGCCGTGCTGGAGTTCAAGAGCAACCAGCCCGACGCGGTGGTTCCGGATGCGGTCGCCCGTCTCGCTTTGAAGCCTTTGAAGATCTCCAAATTCCTCTGGGCCACGGAGGTGTGAAACATGGCCGCCAAGGACCTCATCACGCTCGCCAGGGCGAAGCAAGACATCCAGTCGATCACCGACAACAGCCAGGACGCGCTGCTGACCGTGCTCATCACGGCCATCAGCGACGCCATCGAGAAGTTCTGCCGCCGCGACTTCAACAGCAAGAGCTACGACGAGCTCTACAGCGGCAGCGGCGATCATCGGCTTCTGCTGCGCGAGTACCCGATCCAGTCGGTACAGAGCGTGCGCTATCGGCTCGTGACCGTGCTGAAGATCACCAACACGAACCAGGCGCTCAACCAGCAGGCGCGTGTGAGTGTCACCTCCACCGGGTTGACGTTGACGCGCGTGGCGTCCGGCGTGTCGACGACCGACACCAGCGTGACCTGGGCCGGCAACCCGACGATCCAGGGTGTCGCCAACGCGGTTAACGCCCTGGGCAACGGCTGGTCGGCGCAGATCGTCGGCGACCCTGGCGGCATGGGCGGGCCCGGCGCTACGGGCTGTGGCCGTCGGCCGACGTGTACGTCAAGCCGTCCTACGGCGACGGCACCAGCAGCCAGGGGGCGCTCAACGCCCGCGGCGTCTTTGCCGAGCTGCGGCTGCACACGTACGAGCTATCCGGCTGGCAGTTCGACGCGCGCGGCTGGCTGCTGCGAGCCATCCCCTACACCGACCCCGAGCTGATGCACCCCGAGGACCTGATCTGGCCGGTCGGGCTGAACAACTTCCGTGTCCAGTACACGGCCGGTTACACGACAGTGCCCGAAGCGGTCCAGGAAGCGACCGCGGAGTGGGTTTCCGAGGCGTACTACCAGACGCTGCGCGATCCGCAGCTGGCGCACAGCCTTACGGCCGGTGGGGCCGCCACCGGTTGGACCGACGACTTCGTGAAAGCGCGGCCGCCGGGCCGGATCCTGGCCCTGCTCAAGCCGTACCGACGCCACATCGTGGGGACCAACCAGGGGTAGCTCCGTTAGCCCGACGCGCAAGCGAGGGAGTGTCGGGTCCCTCGCTCGCGCGTCGGGCTAACGAAATCTGCCGACTAACCGAGGGAGATGCGCGATGGCCGACAAGTGCACGCCGGTCAAGTCGTCCTGGCTCACCCACGTCGGCACCTGGCGCGGCTGCCTCTTCTGCGTCTTCAAGAGGAAGGGCATCTGCTGCTGGTATCCCAACACGAACGACAACTACTACCGGCTCATGATGGCCTACGCCTCCAAGGGGCATTTCGTCCACGAATGGCTGTGGAAGATTCAGCCGTACAAGATCATCCAGAACCCGTGTCCGGCGATCCTAGGCGCTGTCGGCACCAACTGCTGTGCCAACCTGATTCCGTCCACGGTCCACGTGACGCTGACCGGCGCCGGCGCGTGCGGCTGCTTCAACGGTAGCTACCCGCTGACGTGGAACGCCGTCGCGCAGTTCTGGCAATACGCCGGCACAGTGTGCGGCGGCCGGGTCTTTTCGCTCCAGTTCCGCTGCACCGGTACCGACGTCCACGGCTTCTCGCTCAACCTGACGTGCGGCAGTGACCAGCTGGCGTTGGCACCCAACGCCGGCAGCACCTGCGACCCGCTGGCCTTGTCGTTCGGGCCCTATGCCTTTGGCGACTGCTGTGGACTGATCCCGCCGAACACGGCAAACATCACCGCGACCCTTACGGAGTGACCGTGTCTCGTCCTTGCCTGTGCGAGCGGACCGCGTGCCGCCTCTGCTGGTTGTACCACCACGATGGGCGCTACCGCGCGCTCTGGGACGGTTCGGCCGGCGCCATCGCTCCAGCGCTGGCGCCGAGGCGTGCGTTGCCCTGCGTTGACCTCGGCAAGCTCGTCGAGCGGGCGACTTGTGCCTGTCCGCGTTACGACCGACGTCAGTGCGACCGGGGCCACGGCGTCGTCACACAGGCCCGCGAATGTGAAACCTGTCCCGACTATGAGGCTGATGAGCCATGAACGAACCAGAAAAAACCAACGGTAAACACGACGTGTGGACGCACCGCATCGTCGTTTCGTGCCTCGGCCTGGTCGTGCTCCTGACCGGGGTGTCGATCACCGCGCTGGCCATGCTGGGCAAGGACGTGCCGCCCGCCCTGCCGGCGCTGGGCGGCACGGCGCTGGGCGCCTTGACCGGCATGTTGGCAGCGGTGATGCGCCAACCTGGGTGAGGGAACGACAGTGCCTTGCCCGCCCAGACGGCATGACCTAGACTTGCGCGCCTGGCTGTCCAGTCCCTCCGGGAAGGTAATGCCATGATGCGGCCGCTGGTCGGAATGTTGGCAGTGGTGCTGCTGGTCGGCTGGCAACAGGCGTTCGCCCAGCAGAGATCCTCCCGGGAGCCAACCACGCAGGAGTACGCGCGCCAGTTCGAGAAGGACCTCAACGAAGCCGAGAATCACGACCCTTCCACCCGCAAGATCGTTCGCTTTTTCAAGTCGTGGGTCGGCCTGGTGATCATCGCGGTAGTCGTCGTGGCCGTGGCAGTCACGCTGAAGGTGACCGTGGCGCTGCTCACGAGGTCCTCGGGAACGACGGACCCGGAGAAGCTCGCCATGCAGGATCCGTGGGTGCGGGCGCAGCTGGCCCGGCAGAAGGCCGCGGAGACCAGCTTCCCGACCGACCCGACCCGGCCGGACTAGGCCTGCGGCGTCCGTTACAGCCTCATCTCGTGCCGGGCGGGCGCAACCGACCGCGTCCCGGCCAAAAAGCGAATTCTGCTCTCTTACTAATCGTTAATCCGTGATAGGCTGCGCGCGTCCCAGCGGGAGGGGAGCACGTCATGCACGCCCTGTCGGTCATGCAGCCGTGGGCGACGCTTATTGTCCTCGGCGTCAAGCTCATCGAGACGCGATCGTGGCGCAGCAGGATTCGGGGGCGGATGGCAGTTCACGCCAGCTTGCAGCTGCCGCCTGGCTTCGACGAGCTGTGCCGCCGCGAGCCATTTCGTTCGGCCCTGCTGCGCTCGCCGTGGCATCGGCTGCCGCGGGGCGTCCTGCTCGGAACCGTGGAGCTGCGCGACTGCGTCCAGGTCGAAGAGCTGGACCCGCTCCGTGAACCAGAACGCTCCTTCGGCAATTTCGTTCCCGGTCGCTGGGCGTGGCTGTTTGCCGAACCGCGACCGCTGCCGTGGCTCGTTCCGGTCCGTGGCTGGCCCGGCGTGTTCGAGGTTGAGTTGCCTCGCGAAACGTAAACCATCGCGGAGATTCCACAATGCCCGTTCGTAACCGCATTACGCGGCATGTGCGCGTGCGCGCCGGCGAGCTGGTGCCGCACGAGCTGAACCCGCGCATCCACCGCGAGGCCCAGCGCGCCGCCCTCGCCGCCAGTCTCGACGAGATTGGCTTTGCCAGGTCGCTCCTGGCCTACGAGCTGCCTGACGGCCGGCTCAAGCTCATCGACGGCCATCTGCGCGCCGACCTGCATCCCGAGATGGAAGTCGACGTCGAGGTGCTCGACCTCACCGACGCCGAGGCCCGGGCCTTGCTGCTGTCGCTCGACCCCATGACCCTGCTCGCCGATTACGACAAGATCGTGCTCGACCAGCTGCGGAACCAGACGACCACGTCGTCGGACGCGCTCAACAACCTGTGGCGGTCGATCGATGCCGCGGGGGAGGCGATTAGGGAGTCGATGGAGAAGAATCGCAAGGCGCCGGGCAAGGAGCCGGCAGTCGTCGAACAGTTCCTCATCCTCGTCGAGTGCCCGACCGAGAAGCAGCAGACGGATCTGTTATGGCGGTTCCAGCGGATGGGTTTGAGGTGCAAGGCACTGTTGAGTTGACGAACCATTACTAGCCCCAAGCGCAAGCGTGGGGCGGAGCATGGCCCCCGCGCTTGCGCTTGGGGCTGGTATGGGGAACCGATGAAAACCACTATCACCGTCGAATCGCCCGTCGCCGAGTCGCCGCGCGTGGCCCAGGTGCGCGGCCTCTTCGATCTGCCGGAGCAAGCAACATCCTCACTCCGCTGGGAGGTCGATCTGCCGCTGGATCAGCGATCCTGGTCGGTCGGCCTCATCACGGGGCCGTCCGGCTGCGGCAAGTCCACGATCGCCCGGCGGCTCTGGCCTGAGCAGGTCGGCCGCGTGCTGGAGTGGCCGGCCGACCGCTCGGTTCTCGACGTCTTCCCCGAAACACTGTCCGTCAAGGATGTCACAGGTCTGCTCTCGGCGGTCGGCTTCTCGTCGCCGCCGGCGTGGCTGCGGCCGCACGGTGTCCTGTCCACCGGCCAGCAGTTCCGCGTCGCCCTGGCGCGGCTCCTGGCCGAGGCCCTGGCCGGTACGGCCCCGCAGCCGATTGTGCTCGACGAGTTCACGTCGGTCGTCGACCGCACCGTGGCGCGGATCGGCAGCGCCGCCCTGGCCAAGACGGTCCGGCAACACGGCCTGCGTTTCGTCGCGGTCACCTGCCACGACGACGTCATCCCCTGGCTGCAGCCCGACGGGGTGTATCTGCCGGGCGAAGACCGTTTTGAATGGAGGTGTCTTCAACGACGGCCAACCATTCGTCTGGAGATCGTTCGCTGCAAGGCATCGGCGTGGGAGCTATTCGCACCTCATCACTACTTGAGTGGTAGGCTGGCCCGATCGGCGGTCTGCTTTCTGGCTCTGTGGGACGGCCGGGCGGTGGCGTTCAGCGCCTGGCTGCCGTTCGTCGGCGCGGGCCGGCCCGCGCGGCGCGAGCACCGCACGGTCACGTTGCCGGACTTCCAGGGAGTGGGGATCGGGAACGCCGTGTCGGATGCGATCGCGTCCCTGTGGCGTGGGCTGGGCTACCGTACCCTGTCCACGACGACGCACCCGGCGATGATCGCGTCGCGGCGCCGCTCGCCGAACTGGCGGCTGCACCGGGCCCCGAGCCTGGCGGCGGGACGCGAACGGACCATGACGACCCTGAAGCACGCCACGACGCGGCTGACGGCGGGGTTCGAGTACGTGGGGCCGGCGTTGTCGCGCAAGCTGGCGCGGGCGCTGGTGGCGGGGTGACGAGACGAACCGGATTTCCTGAAATATGGTGTTTTCTTGCGCAGGAAAATGGGCTGGATCAGGAAACGCTCCGGTGCTGGCTCGTCAAGGAGCGCGCATCTGAGCCAGGCGCTATTTCCTCGGCTTGGAAAAAAGGAGTAGAATCCCTGGCGTTTGGATGCACCGACGAAGCCGCGGAGGGCGAGCC